TCTTCGGCCGCCGGAGAATGTGCTACTTTACAAATCGGCCCTACCGGCTATGTGCCTTAATAGGCAAGGAGAAATACTATGCTACCAACAGCGGGAGATGTGCATGTTAATGGAGTCCTGACTCAATTTAGTCAGGCTTGGTTACAGGATCAGAATGAGTTTGTTGCTGACAAGATATTCCCCAGTATACCCGTCCGCAAGAAGTCCGATCTGTATATGACCATTCCTAAAGGGCAATGGTTCAGGACAGATGCGAAGCCGCGGGCTCCTAGTACAGAATCGGCAGGGTCAGAGTTCACTGTTGATTTTACTAGCAGTTATTCTTGCATCACCCAGAGTGCCCACAAGGATATCGATGACGAGATCCGCTCTAATAGTGATGACGTTTTTGATCTTGATAGTGTAAGCACCACGTTCGTTATGCGTTCCCTGTTGCTTCGTCGGGAATTAGATTTCATGGCGAAGTTTTTCAAGGCGTCCTTGTGGACCGGCAGTACTACGGGGGCAGATATTGTACCCGCTATCAAGTGGGATGCTGCAAATGCTACACCAATCAAAGATATGCAAACACAGATCTATGGTCTTCGCACTAAGACGGGCTATCGTGGAACCCGTTTGCTGCTAGGGTCGGATGTATGGTTGGCTCTTCAAAACAGTGCGGATTTCATCGATCGCATTGCGGTTACTCAACGGCGTCAAGTGACAACCGAACTATTAGCTTCCTTACTGGAACTCGAATCGGTGGATATTGCCTATGCTTCGCAAAACACCGCGCTCGAGCCGGCAACCGCTGTTATGGCAAACATTGCGCTCGCTAAGAGCGCAATGCTAGTGTATGCTCCTGCGGTTCCATCGATAATGATTCCGTCGGCTGGGTATATATTTGCTTGGACAGGTGCGTATGGCGCGACTCCTCAAGGTTCTCGTATGAAACGTATCCGTATTGATGTACGCAATTCGGATCGTATTGAGGGCGACATGAGTTACGACATGAAGGTTGTTGCTCCGGACATGGGTGTGTTTTTCACTCCCTGCTTGACTTAGTAAGGAGATTATCATGGGGTGGGTTTGTACAAAAGCAATGAGAGTATGCATCGATGGAAAGTATATCGATTTGCTTGGCAATAATGAACCCGTGCCCGCGGAAGATTGGCTCAATAAGGGGGCGCTGCAACGTTTTCACTACATCCGTTTCGATGATACTGACAATTCTGTGAATACAGCGCCCCCTATTGTTTCTCCCGAAAAGGTTTCTTACCCTACATTTGACTTGACGGAAATGGTCAAGAAGATGAAGGCAGGAAAGAAAAAAGTATGACCTGGAACTATACCGACCCTTTGACAATCCCTCGAGACGAGGTCCGTTTCCTAAGCGGGGACACAATTAGTTCTGATCAACTGATCACGGATGAGGAAATTGCTTATGCACGGTCAAAGTTTCCTGTTGCTCAATTGGCGGCCGCTTTTTGTTTACGTTCCCTAGCTGCCCGGTGCCTTCGAGACGTAAATTTTAGTATGGGGGACGCCTCTATCAGTGCTAGTGATCGAGCAAGGGCGTTTAATGAGCAGGCAGCTATTTTGGATCCTGTTGGGAAAACCTTAGGGGCGGCTTTTGTTGTTTTACCCAGTTTTGGCGGCATCACTGTTTCCGGCAAAGATGTTCTTGAGTCTGATACTGATGCCGTTCAACCTTTTTTCAAAACGGGTCAGTGGGATAATCCTGAAGCATCTATTGACTCAGAGGTAGAATCGTAAGGAGTATTATTATGCCTTCCTTTTGTGGTAACGGCCAATGCCGGTGTGGGGTCGGAGGGAAGATGGTAAGTTTTATTTTGAACTTCGTAATTTGTGCATAGGTACAACATGGCCGGAAATGAAAAAATTCAGGTGAATGATAAAGGGTGGGCGGGTATCTGCCAACTCGGCACCAAATATAACTTTGGTAAGTACGCCTCTGTGGGTGTGCAAGGAGCAAAGGCCGCGGCCGTTGAACATAAAGAGGCGGACGACATGACCAATGTGGAATTGGCAACGATTCACGAATTTGGGTCTTCTGATGGAGTAATCCCAGAACGTTCTTTTATACGTTCAACCTTTGATAAGCATTTGGGAGAGTATGACCGGACTTTACAAACAATGGGGCAACAAATGTTTCGTGGAAAAAAAGCAGAAGGGGCTTTGGTTATGCTCGGAGAAAAACTTAGAGCAGACATTATCATGGCGATCAAAAACAGAGAAATTTACCAAGGCCTTTCCGACGCTACGAAAGTGCGTAAAAAAAAGGAATCTACTGCTTTAATTGACACTGGCAAATTATGGAATGCTATCTCTTCTGTTTTGTTGAGCAGTAAACCGGGGGGAAGTGGAGAAGGAAAAATAGTCTCGGCATCGGAAACCCTTGCCTTTACAGCAGATGATACAGAACAAGGGCAAAACTGGTTTGGAGTATATAGTGGCGACGTTCAATAATTTCAGCTTGGCGCGAGCGATGATGGGTCTTGCGAAATCAGTTACGGTCAAGCGGGCGCTCGCGGGCGCGTACGACCGTGCAGGGCGTTGGCAAGAGCAGGAGTGTACATCCTTCTTGATTGATGCTGTGGTGCAACCCTTGAACGGAAAAGAATTGCAACTGGTAGAGGAAGGTGCTCGTACACGTAACACACTGAAAATGTATTCAAAAACAAAATTAAATGTTGCTTCTCCTACCACACAAATTCAGGCAGATCATGTCATGGTGAAAGGATCAGAATTTCGGGTGACCAGAATGGAAGATCGGTCGGATGGGGAATTTTATAAAACAATCTTGGTTGAGGTTGAAGGATGACCACTTTTATTAATCCTCTTGACATTAATCCTATTGACATGGAAGCGTTCGAAAACGCCGTGCATGCATGGTTTTCTTCTGCTTCCGGACTGTTCACTATTTGGCAAGAGCAGGGCGCGCCTCAACCGGACTATCCGTACGGTTCGTTGAAAATAATCTCTGGGCCTACGGCACTAGCGCCCCAATGGGAAATACGTCAGACGTACGACGCTGCCAGACCTCTTGGACAAGAAATAAAATTTGAATACGCTGCTCCTTGCCGATTTACTGTATCTTGTCAGGCATACGCCAAGCAAGGGGCTTTGCCGGCGGTCACTTACATCAATCGCGCCATGGCCGCGCTGTCTACAATCACTACTCAAACCACCTTCAAAGTCGCCGGGGTTGCTATGGAAAGATATAGCGCCGTGCGTAATATTGGAAAAATAATCAACGAGACTTGGCTCTCGCGTGCAAATATAGATGTACAATTGACTGCGCTACTGCTAATTTCCGAATACACCGGCTACGTTACGTCGGTAGGAATTGAATCAACCGAGTTAGGTATTGACTTTACCATATAGGAGATAACCTCATGTCTTTAGACGATATTGTCAACGTTACCATCACGGCGGCGACTACCGTCCCTACCCGGGTAGGATTTGGTATTCCATGCATCCTAGCGCAGCACACCCATTTTTCAGAACGCGCACGCATCTATACGAGTCTTGCAGGGATGGCCACTGATGGTTTTGCCGTAACCGAACCGGCCTACTTAGCGGTTCAAGCGGTCTTTGCGCAAAATCCGAAACCAAACAGTGTTGTGGTTGGGCGGGCGATCAACGAGAGCCCGAAAAAAGTAAATTATATCCCCGTCATGCCTTTGGTCGCGGCCGTTACTGTCTACACTATTTATATCAACGGGGTAGCGGGTACGTTCACATCCGATGCAAGTCCAACAGTACTCGAAGTTTGTGCGGGTCTTAAAAGCGCTATCGATGCCTTAGGAGGCGGGGTTACGGTTGTAGACAATGCTACCAGTATTGACATAACAGCAACTACCGTTGCCCAAGTCTTTACTGATTACAGCAACGACCGAACCTTATTCATCCGCAAAGACATCACCCCAAATTCAGTGAGTACAGGGGTTGTCGGAGATATAACCGCTGTTCGCGCAGCGAATGATGATTGGTATGCTCTGATTCTAACGGACCTGGGACTGGATGTTATTTCCGCCGCAGCGGCACACATTGAAACATTGACTAAAATTATGGTTGTGGCAAGCGCTGATGATGCTTGTTACAATGGATCTAGTACCACAGATATTCTTTATGTTGCAGAAGCGGGTACATATGCTCGTAGTTCGGTAACATATCACCCCAAAGCGGCTTATCAGTTTCCTCATGCGGGATGGGTGGGAAAGTGTTTACCTAAGGATCCAGGTAAAATTACGTGGAACTTCAAAGCACTCGCAGGAATTACGGTAACGTATCTTACACCAACTGAAATTGCCGCAATAGAAGCTAAGAAAGGTAACCATTATACCAGGGTTGCGGGTGTATCGATTACTCAGCAAGGCGTCATGAGTTCTGGGACGTTTATCGATTTAACGCATTCTATGGATTTCATGAAAGCCCGTTTACAGGAATATATATACGCTAAATTGGTGAATACTGATAAAATTCCATATACAGACGCTGGTGTGGCCGTCATCGAGGCAGAAATTAGAGCAGTGTTAAAACTTTGTATTACTCAGGGAATTCTCGCGGCTTCTCCTGCCCCTACGGTAACGATTCCTAAAGTAGTAGACCAGGCGACAACAAATCGAGCCCTTCGGTATATGCCTGATATAACTTTTACGGCCACTACTGCCGGCGCAATTCACTCTCTGGCAATTACCGGCACGTTGTCGGTATAAGGAGCATATACAATGTCCTTAAAAGTATATAACGGCGGCGAAGTAAGCGCCGTATTTAACGGAATCATGTTGTTCGGCACAGCCGACAAAGCCTTTGTGACAATCGCTACCAACGAGGATGCCTACACTTTACAGGTGGGTGTGAATGGGGACGCTTGCCGATCACAGAGCAACAACAATAGTGCAAAAATTACCATAAGTCTTGGTCAATGGGATGCCAACAATGCCCTTATGTCCGCCCTTCATTCACTTGATAAATTGAGCACAAGCGGAGACGGAATTGGTACACTGCTCGTCAAAGATAATTCGGGCTTTTCTTTGCATGTTGCTGAAACTGCCTGGATCACAAAAATGCCTGATTCCGAATATGGCCGGGAAGCCGGATCACGTGATTGGGTACTAGAAACTAATAGTCTTGATGTCAATATGGTTGGTGGAAACTAACAATGAGTCAATTAAAATCAGAAAGCAAAGAGATTGACGGGAATTCGTACGAGGTTTACATGCTTCCTCCGATGCTTAGTCAAGATCTTTTAATGGATGTTGCGAAGATGGTTGGCCCCGCGCTAGGCCCTGTATTGGACAAATTTTTCAACGGGGGTAACCCGGACGTCTTGAGTCAGGAATTAGGGGCGGACTTCTTCTCCCGTGCTACCTCCACATTTTTCATAGGGCTTGACAAAAAAGTTATGAGAGACGTCATTGGCGCCATGGCTAATGTGAGTAATGTAGATGGTAGACCTTTGAAAGTTATCTTCGACATTCATTTCCTTGGTCGGTTGGAGATCATGTACCAATGGCTCATGTTCGCCATGAGGGTACAATGGGGAAACTCCTTGAGCGCCTTGGTAAAAGTAGCCCCCCAGGGCGCTCAAAAGATGATGGGAAGGGTGTAAAGATTCCTGAGCATTTGAATTGGTTTATTTGGAAGTTGGTGATCGAGCGAATAGCAACACTGCAAGAAGTTGAAACATACTACGACATCCTTGACGTG